AGAACCTGTAGTTTGAAAGTCAATTCTTAATTAGTAATTTTCAAACTCATTCTCAACTTCATCATAATCTTTGACCTCAACCTGAATTCCCGAAACACTAAGAGTATCCTCAGGCCTCTCTTGTACATCAAAAATATCATATAGATCAGAGATGCCTCCAACTGCAATATCGCCCTGAGAAAACCTGGTTCCTGAAGCAAGTATTCTGTGTAGATTATACTGATCGATAGTCCTGTATGTATCTATTAGTTCATCCCAGAAAGGGTGCATCTTATCAATGGTTATCTCTTTAAGGTAAGTCTTCGTCTCTGTGTTCTCTTGTGCAACTGCCTCCCAGACATCCTCATCAGCATCAGGATCAATTCCAAACATCACAACTTCTGTATCACCTCTAGCTCCAATCTGCTCCAACAGCTCCTCTTGTTCCTCTTCCTCTAGACCAAATAAATTGCTTCTCTCCACTAGCTGGTCTGTTAATTCCTGAACTCTATCTCCTCCAACTAAATCATCAAATTCTCTTTCTTCCTCCAAACTAGGGTCTATTCCTGGCCTTGCTCTTTTTGTTAAGAGGTAGTTAGATTCTTCATACACGTTAAACCTATATGAGTACCTTGCTAATAATGTTCTCCTAATCCAATACCTCACATTATTTGATGTGTTAGGGAACTTCTTTTTGTTGTACCGGGATAACAAAACAATTAGATCTTCAACTGCTGCACTCTTAACACTCATCCAAACATTTCCGAACTTAGCTCCTTTTATCTCAATAGGCTTGTTTACTGCTTTCAAATCTAAAAAGAAATTAGTAGCATTAAACCTTAATATTTCTATAGTGTTATTCTTTTCGAACAATTCAGTTGACCATGCTTTTTGCTGTGATGTCCAGCTTCTCTTGAGTTTTAGAACATTACCCACTTGTTTGTTCCTTATACTTATTGTGCCATCAACACTTGAAACTAGTGGTGACAATAAGTTTTCATCAGGGAAGAAAGGCACATAATCTGTAAATATTACTGGTACCATCCCAAATTGAGAACCACCAGATGTCTGCTTTGTAGTCATATTAACATATATGTTAGCATAAATGTTCATGTGACTCTCCATGTTCTGCTGTGAAACATCTAATCTTAATTGTTTGATTAATCTTGGCCAGAAATCAAATAGTGGTTGCATCCTTCTGACAAAATATGACTCAGTCATAGCAACTGGAGGTACAGGATCTAGTACTTGTATTTTTGATACATGTTGTTGCACTAATGTTAAAGTGTAAATGGATCCCTCCAGTTCAAGTTGATATGAACCTTCGCCAGTCCAATAATTTCCTTGTTGTCTTTGTGCAGCAACAAAGAAACCCATCTCACCCATCTTCACTGTTCTTAGCAGGTCAATAAAGCCTGTTTTGATCTTCCTCTCCTCAGTAGGTGGCTCATCCGGATCAGGACTTTGCACCGAAATGACTTCATACTGTTTGTAAAATTCTTTTAGGTAAATCTGGATTAGAGCAAGGTTTTTCTCTGCTTTACCCAAGCTACTGAAAGTTGTGTATGTTGGATCTGATTGCCTATCCCAAATATAGGGCTGGTTCTTTATTATTGTTATCATCTCCTCATTCACATTTGCTCTCGTGTTCTCAGACTTACTTGGTGAAGTGAGTAGTAAAGAGATATTTGTTAATATTTCAGTTTTATCTGCTCTCAGTGGCCTTGTCATTGCTTGATTTTTCCACAATCTCCTCCCTGAGTAATCCATAAATACCATCATGACTTCAAAGGTTTTCCGATAGTTTGTCATCTTTCGGAATGGTCCATAATATGTTACGGACCCAGCATGTTTCTCGACCCCTCTAACAAAATCCGCAAGACCTATATGATTGTGCCTAGGGTTATCTTCAGCATCAGGTTCGCCAATATCAGCAAACGGACTTGACCTTATAGTTTCATCATATGAATCTCTGAGCCAAGGAAACATCTCCTTGTAGATCATGTAACTCCTAGTTACTTCACTTGTTGAATAACCCTCTTGAAATTTCCAGTACTTTGCTTTAAAGAAATCATTGAAGCTCATTGGAGCTGACCTATTTAGCTTTGGCATGTTTACTACAACTTGTCTGCTAAGCTTGGGTTTTGACCTACCACTAAATGAGTCTGTCATCCAGAACAAAGCAACCTCAAGTGCAATATCGTAAACTGGATAATTCGGGCAGAAAAATCTCAGGGTATCATTATCTAATCCTTCTGGCATCAGCTTCAGTGCATTTGGTTTTGTCATGTCCATCAACTTCAAGAAACTGATCCTAACTCTCCGAAATTCTGACTTATCAAGTCTTCTGATTGAGCTAACAGCATTGGCATGCATTAACATGCCAAAAACAAGAGCTTTAACTGGACTCTTGAAGTGTAAAGAGTCTTCTAGACTTGGTTTACTTAGTTGATTGAATGCCCACATCCTTGCTTCTTGAACTGTGGTAGGATCCCTATATAGGGCTGAGGGTTTGTTATAATAGTAATCTATATACTCGTCAGTGTGCTTCATCCTTTCCTTAATCTTTTTAAGTTTATCACCTTTGCCTATGTTTACTTTTATGCTTATTGATTGCCTGCCTTCTAAATCAGTTTCCAACACACCAATGCTTAACAACGTATTTGTGACTCTGGAATATAGAGGCCAATATTTCAGGTAGAAGTACTCAGAAAACTTTTCTGGGAATAATCCTACTGTGCCAGGAGGGTCCATAAGATACAAACCAAGAGCAGAGTGTGGCATCTGCCTGAGGTTGTGCACGTACTCATCAAACAAAGATGCAGTCTTTGACCCTTGGAATTCCCAGTAAGCTGATTGTTGAGCAAACTGAGCTACTTCTGCTAAGAATGCACTGCCACCATACTCTCTGATAGTTCTGTTTGCAGATTTTAAGCTATCTAGCATTGCTGATTTTGTAGTGACTGATGCAGTTGGTATCACAGATGTGTAAATTGGTTTAGCTAGTGCTAAGGCTAGGTTTCCTAAGACCAAATATCTTGACTTTAGTTCTGAGAATCCAGTTGCACAAAACTGTGTACTTTTCTTCCTGCTTTCTGATGCTGACCACAAATTATATTGTACTCTTTTCATTGCTCCTACTTGGAGTAAACAAAGTTTTGCAAATGCAGCTGCACCAGGAACATTTGGATCTACACCACAGCCAAGCCTCATACGAGAATCATCTGAAGAACACTGTAAGAGTCTCACTAGGGGGCTGATAGCATCAGAGTACTTTGACTTTGCAATCAATTTGTTGAATTCCGCAACCATGAACTTGTCCAGTTGCAACAGAGCCATAGCATGCATTACAGTGCTCAAGAAATGCAAGACACCCTGCATCCAATCTGTTTCATCTTTGTCAATGAACACAGAGTTAGGTCTGCTACAAAGATCACCAGTTCTCTGATCATCTCCCCTGATATCATGGACCAATGCCATTATATCCTCATTGAATGACTTTACATATTCTGGATCTGTTTTCTCTCTTTCGCTAACCTTGAGGATTTGCTCTACAACTGTAAATGGCATCTCAATGTTTTTAGTAGTGAACAAGTTGAGCACCTTCTTCACGACCCTTGAGACCTCTTCAGGAAACACCTTATGTGTAGCACAAGCCATTGCTGCAGTCAACATTGATGGTGCCCACCTTGAACAATCATCACTCCAGTCAATCACTATTGGTAAAGAAAACCTAGTTGTGCTTGTTATTTTCTTCAAATCCTGGTAAAATTTATCCGAATCAGCATCATCCCTTTTAGGCTTTGTCATAGTCTCTGCTGGTAAACTTGCTGCAACTACTCGACTACAATGCTCAACAAATGAGACTAACAATCTAAAGGCCATGCACATCACATAAATTTCTCTAACATTTACCTTTTGGTTTTTCATGAATAAATTAACCATGACACCATATTCTTGTTCACATTCTTCAAGTAATTCAGCCAATCTAAGAAATGGCTTTATATTTCCTGACCAATCAGGTAGTTTGTCTATCTCTTTAACTATGGCCTCTATGCACTTGATTCTTTGATTAAAAACCTTTTTCTTAACCTTATCTTGAGTAAACTCCCATTGGCTATGAGCAACTGCACTTGCTTTGGTAGTCATATAAGCTGGATACATTTGTTCATCAACTTTTTTTGACATCTCAGTGTAAAAGTGCCTATCATAATCTCCATGTTTCTTCTCCAAGTACTTTCTTGCATTTAATCCCATCATACAGCAATACTTCATGCTTGCTTCATGTGTTTTATACCCTGTTATATTTAAACTACCATCTTCATTCCTAGGCAAATCACCCCTCGCAATGTATTCAGTTCTAACAAATCTATTTTTCCTTGCTTCATTGAGTAGCTTCTCGAGGATCTTGAATGAGCTCCAATTCTCATTCTTGTCATTCTCATTACTGCTATAATGGAGATAAAAGATAGAAATCAACTGCTTGCCTGTATATATGAAACCTCCTGTCAGTAAATTCTGCATACCCTTGAAATTATCATAAGAATTCAATATCTCATACTCTTTTAGCCCTTGTTCACCATCATCAGTTGCTGCTTCTTTATCATACTCAAAGGGATGATCAAACATATACATGCCTGTTGCAATTAACTTTTTTATGAAAAATGCTCCTAGCCTTGACCTTATACCTGGTGCAACACTCTCCATGACTTTCAGGGGGTTTGGTTTGTTTGTTTTCTTACCTTTGATTAACTCAGCATAAAAGTACCTAGTGTACTGGAATGAATCAATTGTGTGTGCTTTATGGTCTAGATAGATCAACAACTGCACAGCAAACATTTTCTTAGCTTCAGTAAAGAAGACATCTTGTATATCAATGGATGCTGAGTATATGTCAAGCCAAGCTGCATAGTATAGCATTAGTCTTTCTTCACAACATAGGAAATGAGCAATTTTGTGCCTATTAATAGTTTCTGACTCAGTCCACCAACCATACTTTCCTTTGAACACTTTCTTGAATAATGTTGATGAAGGTATTTCTATGGCTGATGAATATGGTACATAGATCCAGTAATACATGTTCTTGACGGAACCATATGGTTTTATAAATAAGTACACATCGAAAGAATTGAGCTTCTTTAAGATAAAGTCACCTTTATCCAAGTTGATCCAACCAGCATTTGACATTGCGAGTTCAGAAGCTATCTCAGAGATCAGCTTCAGAGACCAGTATAACTTTGTTGATCTGAACCAGTCAGTGAATAACTTGCTTGGTCTATTTCTGTAAGAAAAGCCTGCAACTTCCATAACTTTATCCAGATCACCCTCTATTGCTAGTATCCCACTGTCTCTTTTGAAGGGTTTATAGGCCTCAAGTAGTTTATCAATCCCTGAATTTAGAAAGTCATCCATATCAGAAGTTTCCACATCAATATCAATAAAAGTCTTTTGTTCAGCCAGTTTGTCCATGATTGAAATATCTAGCAACTTCTTCTCTTTCCTAGCCATCACACCCCTTTCCATCAGCACTTTTAGCTCAGTTGAATCCATATTTGCCATAGATAAATGGTATGACCCCCTAAACTCCTTTCTCTGCTCGTCAGTTAATTTATACTCTTCATAATCCATATACGCCATTTCCTTTAATTTATCAGTGTGCTCAGTAAATCTAGTCCTCAATTGGTTGACTGCAGATTTTAAGCATCTAATCATTATCCCTTCTATTACTCCAACTTGTTCACCTTCTGTTATGTCATCCATGCCTCTCATAAAATCCGTGGGATCCCTACGCATCTTTTCAGCTTGCTCACATATAATTAATGGGAACCTACTAATTGCCTTCATCTTTTTTGATCTTGGTAAAGTATGGTGTTCTGCCATCCATGCGTTAGTCGATTTCATTGGATTATTTTTTGTCTCTTGCTGTTCTTTTGCAGCTAGTCTAGTACCTTCCAATAGTATTGCATCGCACATCTCTGCATAATCAGCTGGTTCTAATCTATTGTAGCAATTGTCCCATCTTAAAACATCTTCTTCTGTCACCATGAACCGACTCTTAGCTGTTCCTGGATTCAATGGCAAAGTTGTATCAAGAGTTTTGAGGTAGGTTTGGAGTTGTGTTTCTTTTACGAGATCCT